ATCTTCTGTCTCTGTGTTTGTATCAGGTTCCCTAATTTTATCAACCGGAGCGAGTTCTTCCTTCCCATCGTCTAAGACTTGGGCAATTTGAATCTCTCTTTGTCCTAAGAGTAAAGTATCTACACATATAGGACATTTAGGACACCCACGTTGCCATTTCATCTCATCGATCTTACATTTTTCATAGCACACACCACAGTAATGCCACGGTCCAGTAAGATAAGTATGTTGAAGTTCACTCATAAACTCGCTCCGATTGATCTAGTTAACTAAGGGCCCTGTGTGCCCCACACACCCTGCCAACGAGTTGCTCCAGCTGACATACGAAGCCTGATCTTCTGCTTCAATGCATCTGAATCGAAATCGTCATCAAAGGTAGTCTTAGGACGCTCCCTGTGGTATACAACCAACGTCTGATCTTCCTTCTCAGCGGTCATAAACCATGAAGACGCCGAGTTAAGCCACGGAATCTCCATATGCTTATAATCTTCTGGAAGCAGCGAGTTAATCGTATTATCAGCGGTATAAGGCTTACCCGAAGAACCTAGAACCTCACGTACAAGGAATCTAAGCTCAGGAGGAGTTACCAGATACTTCCAACGAAGACGAATCGGGAACCCTTGATTATCAACCATCCTAGCTGCATGATTTGTAGCAAGCTGCAAACCAGCAACAGAGAAGTCAATATCAACAGAAGGCCGATTCGGCCAAGTTCCAGGGGCATAAATCACATTCGCTGATCCTGGAGCAAGATTCGTTGCAGGAGTTCCACCAAGCAAAGGATGCTGCGCGTAGAAGAGAGGATTCCCATCTACAGTCGTAACATTAGAGGTGAAACCGTTATTAAAGGTATACCAAGCGATCATCTCTTGCGTGAACGCTGCTGAACGCGCAAGAAGCATCGGTCCCTTTTTCACAAGTCCATACTGATCATCATCCATTAGTTCCTTAGAGGTCCTAATAGCAAGAGAGTATGTCAAGTGAATATAACGCTTCGATCCACCTTGGATCATCTCGTTATATGCTGAGGGAGTATTCTCTGGTTTCTCCTGCAATGCAGAAAGCCCAGCCATCTCCATTTCTTGTTCGTATTCCTTATCCGAAGTCTTCTCGTGGAAAATCTTTGGATAATCACTCTGCTTCATAGCCGAGTCAATCGCATCGAAATAAATCTTTGATTGCCCCAATGCCATAAGCTGCGGAAATTTTGCTCTAACCTGTGCCATATATTATCTCCTCCTTTCCTTAGACATTCTGCTGCGAAGCTACCAAGAACTGGAAGCGAACGCGAGCGTTAACAATAAATCCATCAATAGGATTAATCCCAACGATCTGGAGAACTGCTGATCCGCCTGTCTTAGACTTATCAACATACCAAAATCCGTTAGCATCAACCGTAAGCCCAAACTGTCCCGCTGCGGTATTAATCATCGCCTCAGTAGGAGTATAATCCGCGGCTACAGCTCCAGTCGAGTCATCAAAGATAGCCTCAAAAATGTTATCCGAAATAGCTTCAACATAAAGAGTTCTACCATCCGAAATCGGTGTGCCCAACGCAATATTAACTGCACTAGGCTCATTGATAACATAACCGTAAGTCTGAATCGCCCCCGGAGGTCCAATAGGACCAAAAGGCATCCCAGGTGCTCCCGCTCCATTTGTACCAAGATTCAGTCCAAATGATTCCGAAACTCCTAGAATCCCTGCTGTAATAGTAGTACCATCCCATGCTTTAACATAACCAGCATCAGACTGTACAGGAGTGCCGTTTTTGAAAGTCTGTGAAGCCTTTTCAGGCATCGCATTAGTCAAAGGGGCTGCGTTAGAACGATTCATGATCGAAAGAATCGGACTATGATACGTGATATTCGGCGCTGCCATCTTTTATTCCTTTCTCTGCTTATAAGCAGATTCTCGTATCTTATAGACTTAGAGACTGGAGGTAGCATTTCCTACCATCTCAGGAGTAAACTCAACTCCTTCCATATCCCCAGGTTCATAAACGGTCATAGCCCCTTTATGAATAGCATCAGCAAGATATGGCGTATTAGCTACGCTCTCTGCGATCTTGTTTTGAACCATACCCTTACCATGAATAGCCATTGTTTTGAGATAATTCTTCTTAATAGCCCCAAAATAACGGGATTTCAAAACCTTCAAGCAAACCACATCTCCATGAGAGTAATTACCACTCTCATCGAATTTAAGAGGATGATTATAGGACTTATCTAAGTCATCCTCTTTAACAAATTGATAACCCTGTGCAATACACATTCCGAGACGTTCTGGAAGTTTGTGTACCCAACGAGGGATGTAGTTACGATCTATCAACTTTACATTGAGATACTCCGGCATCTCTTGTTCATAAACAGGAATAGGAATATCAAAATTAATGATATCCTTCTCATCAATCTTAGTCCAATCGATCTCTTTTGGAATAACTGCTGCCGCAGTCTGAGCTGCTGCTTTATCTTGTGCAGCTACTTTTTGTTTAAGCGCAAGAACATCTTTAAGCAAAGCTGCAAGATCAGGACTAGGAGCAGGCGTAGAACCTGCTCCTGGCTGCGCTGGAGGAATTACATTAGGTTTTACATTAGGACTAGACATAATCTATTTCCCCCGCTTTTGCAGCTTTATTTACAAGAATAAGAGCATCAGCTTCACTCATACCAGAGAGCTTTGCCATTCTTTTAATATCATCACTCATTTCAATCTTGATCTCGTCATCTTTATTCTCTTGAGCATTCGAGAGAGGATTAGATCCACCAGCGAATCGTGATTTGATCTTTCCCTCGTTAATATCCTTCATCTTCCTTCCTACTACAGTGTGATAAGTATTTGCCACTGCATTAGGATCGTTTCTGAATTGAAGAGTTTGCTCATTTAAGATCTTATCAACCTCAGTTCTAATTTCTCCAGTATAATAAGGAAACTCATCCGCCCTATCAGTGAAAACCTCGCGCTTGATATTATCAGCACGTGTCTGTAAAAGAAGTTGCTGAATTGGAGAAGTCATCTGAGAGATCGCTTTCTTCGGATCAGTAAGAAGCATCGCTGCCAATTCTTCATCCTCAGCTTGAGTCTCTTCTGAAGTCTTCACCTTTGGTTTATTCTTATTCTTCTTCTCTTCTTCCTCTTCTGCTTTCTTCTCCGCAAAGTAAGCAGAGATCGAATCCAAGCCTTTCAGCTTTTCATCGATCCCACTCATCTTAGCATCTGTTGCATCGAGCCTAGCTTTAAGAACATCAGGAAGCTCGTCCTTCTTCTCTTCTACCTTTTCTTCATCCTTCTTCTGTCTTAAAAAATCCCATGATGGCATTAGATCAACTCCTTCTCTAGAGGATCTTTCGCGATCTCTCTAGCTGCGTCTTGTTTTACTTTATTCTTTTCAAACTGCTCTGAGATCGTTTTAACCACTGCTGGAAGATTAAGAATAACTCCAAGTAAGTTAATCTGTGAAGTTAAGGCTGCGCCATCAATCAACGCATCATCTTTATTCCACCTCAAGCCATATAATTGAGCTTGAAGTTGTTGCTGAGTATCAAGAAGGAATTGCTCCAGAACCTTGAACTCCTCCATTTGGTATAGCACCTTGATCTGGTCCAGCTTGGGGACCAGCTCCTGAACCTGCTGCATTGCCATTTCCTGCCTCCGGTGGCTGTAGTTTTTGTACAACTGAAACCATATCTGGCATTAAACGAGTTGTATCATCACGGTTGAAGTTGCGGAGAATATCCTTAAATAAGGCTGCATTCCCCAGGAGTGCGTCGGTATAGAACTCTTTAAGAGCTGGAGGAATCTGTCCAGGATTTGCACTTAAGGCTTGAATGATCTGGGCATTCTCTTGAACAAAGCGAGAAAGAGCGCCTTGGAGAAGAATATCATTCTGTCTCTCTAGCTCTTTATTATTCGATGCTGTAGTGGGGCGAAGACGAAAACCGATGGTTCCTGCTTTATACGCAGCGAACGCCTTCTTTAACGTCTCCGCCCTTTCTCCATATTTCTTAAGTTTATCCCCAATTCCTATATTAGCATACATCTGCATTAACTTAATTGCAATACGAACATGCGCTGATCTCATATCACTCATCCGCAAGTTATTGCGGTTGTTTTGTTGAATCAGCATCATAGAAGTGCCGCTAGCAGAGTATATCCCTCTTTTATTGTTAACTATTCCCCCACCAGTTCCCCCAATAGCAGGATCAATCCCAGCTCTTTGCTGAGCAGCACTCATGATAAACTGATCCGCTTCTGAACTATACCCTACATCCTGAGGCTGCTTTAACTGCTCAATCGCACCATCTTTCGCAGGAATCATAACTCCAGGATACATCTGCAAAATAGAACTCAATTTCGAGTCAGGATCGACCCTGAATATCCCAAGCATTGCAAAATTACGATTGTTGGTACGCCAGTTAGAGTTTTGTGAAAGCTCCTTCTGGTATGATCTAAGCATCTGTGCATAGCCTGCTCCGAAATAATTCTCATCATCATATCCGAGTTTCGCATCTTCCACGGGGTGTATATTTGCAGGATAGAAATTGAAGATCGCATAGGCCACCGTATCTGATTTCTTATGATACTTCGCAAGGATATTATATACAGAAGATCCTTTTCTGTACTTGATATAACAATTATAAATATCCCACTCTGCACCTGAATGCTCTGTAGATTCTCCCTGTGTTCCTGTTGCTTCATTAACTTCACGCTGCATCTGATCTGGTTCAAGCCTATCAGGAGTTCCTAGAATCTTAGCTACATCCTCCTCATTATAAAGACTATTCTTAGCCTTAAGATCCGTCACCTGCCAGAATGAAAGAGTCTCTATCGTATAATAAAATTCGGCATCACCCAAAACAGGAACACGAGGATCAATACCAAATTTATTAAGAGGAACAAGCTTAGGATGAGGTGAATCTCTTTTAACTGAATCTTTAAAGGTATATTCAATCTTAGGCTTCTCTGCAAGTCCTCCACCGACATAAACATACTCTTTCTCTACATCATACTCCCAGGGAAATTCCATAATCCCGGTTCCGTACTTAATCGCTGAATTATTAAAAGCCTGATCCACCCTATAATAATCCAATGCATAAGGATCATAAGCTTCATCCATCAAGAATGTTTCGAGGATTCTTTTCATATCCTCAGCATTTCCTTCTGGATTTTCTCCCAAAAGTTGTATGACCCAAAGTGGGTCATACATATACTTCGCTCCCATTATCCGGGAGAGAAGCTCATCTACAAATGTACCTATAAGTTGAATGACAAGATTAGCAGCGCCGGGCCAAGGGAAATCCGCTTCTTTATCTTTCGGAATACCCTTATATAACCGCACAAGTTCAGGCAAACGCGAGTTACGAAAATTCTCTAACTTCGCATCAATTCCTTTGACGTTAATCCGTATAAACTTGTAAAGATCATCTATATCCTCTTGCGAGAATCCAGAGATACCATCCGCTTTGATCTTTACCGGCGCTTGATAAGGCATTTTTTATCCTTGAACTACTGTCAACATATCTGTAAGTTTAGATACTATAGAATCTTCTGAAATAAAAAAAGGATGTTTAAGAATCGAAATCTCTAAAGAATTAAGATCAGGATCATGACTCCAAGTAAGTTCAATTCCAAACTTAGAAGCATCACCTTTTTCACCAGAAATAGGAATACCCTGAGCTTGCGCTTTTTGAGCAAGCTCAAGATATTGTGCTTCGGTTACATTTTTAAAACTAAGTGTACGCATTAGATATGAATCCCAGCAGCTGCAAAAGCTGCCTTAATATCAGCCCAGGCTGTTTTAAGATCCTGAAGTTGCTTATTCTGAAGCACAATCGAAGTCATACCAGTTGGGTTAGAGAAATCCGCAGCTGCATCTTCTACCACAACTCCTACTGCAACCACAACCTGTGCGAGTGCAGTAACAACTGTAGAACTCTTCAACACAAAGTTATGTACCCCACTCAACCAATGAACTACATCTTCAAGGGCTACTTCAATCTTCCCAATAACAACATTAGCCATTGTACTCTCCTTTTCCTCGTTGAATTCAGTTTTTAAGAAGGATCTTTCGATGCGATCCCTAACAACGCTGTTGCTACTCCTACCACAAGGGATATAACCGTACCTGTTCCCATTTTTCCGCCTGTTACCCCTTGTTGCATAAAAACTCCCCCAATCGTGATTACTCCTAGAAGTAATCCAGCGATTGTGGTTCTTGGATGTTCCAATAGATTTTTAAACATATTCGACTCCTTAATGAATTAACTTAGTTACAATCTCACCTAGTACCGCAAATAAAGTTGATATCCCCAACCATCCTAATTTCGTTAATCTATCATCAATTTTCCCAACAATTTCTTCGAGAAGAGATAGTCTGGTAGTAATTGAAGGATTTTCTTTGCCATCACCTATCCACACATCAACCTCCAACTTCTTAACTCTGCTTTCAACCGTAGCCATTTTATCTCCGATTATTTCCAGAAGTGTTGAGCTATGAGTAAAATAACCATTAATCCACCAATGATCCACCCATACATCTCACTTTTGCCACTTCCACTCCCTTTATTCTCGTACTGAGATTTTTCCAGAGATGAAAGTCGATCTGTAAGCTGAGTTGTTAAAGTTGCAAGTTGCTGAGCTTGAGTTGCCGCGGTTGCAGCTACAAGGGCTCTTAAAGTTTCTGCTGATGCTGCAACTTGGCTAGCTAAGACTACTGCCTGAGCTGTTGCTTTATCATTTGCAACTGATACCGCATTCACATCTACAGCACGAATTGCATCAATACGTTTTGCCTCTGCAACATTAAGAAGAACACTACTCTCACTTTGTAGTCTGAATTTTTCATCAATACGTTTAATCTCAGCTACTAAAACATCGTAGTTTCTATCTTTTTTAGCCATATCAACTCCTACGCTAAAGCAGCAACACCACGTCTCCATTTTGCTAAGCGTGCTGTTAAGAATTCATTAAGTTCATCTTGATTTACTAGATCGAACTTCCAAACTTGAGGACCATATCCAAATACGTCTAGGAGATCAATCAGTCCTCTTGACTGCCCATACGACTCAGCTTCTTCTCTAAACTTCTCTACTCCATTCCCTGCAAAAGGAATCCAGACTTCATGCCGCTCTACGAGTGGAACCATATTATCAATACGCTCCGCCTTCGCACCAGCATTATTCGGAGTCTTTAATTCTTCTATCGTAATCGAAGAGAGCTGAGGATATTTAATCTTATTCTCTGAAATAAAATAACGCATGTGATATGTAAGGAACTTCTGTGCTCCTACTGCTTCGATATAAATCTTATTCAACTTCCACTTCAAGGCAAGCCCAAATATCTTTTCAATAAATGCATCAACACTACAATCATCAGCCCACATATCCAACAAGTAAATCCTACGAGGGTCACGCTGTACTCCACTAACAATAGCAGCATGCCTACAACGTCCACCTGTGCCGACTTTGCCAGTCGCATGATGACCAGCGTGATTGGGATCAACAATAAGGAAGCGATCGAGATTTCTAGGAAATACATCTGATATCACATCCCCTTCTGCAACATGATGTCTGATTGCAGTTCTATTCTGATGTGGTGTCTGCCCTATCCCTAATCCCTTAGGATTCGCTATTGCTCCACTGATTTGTTCATAATGGAAGACTCTGAAGTCTCCCATATTAAACTTTGCTTTCGATGGATCAATTGGGAAGTTGAGAAACTGACATGAAAAGAAATATGATCCAAGTCTTTTCTTATACGCAAGGAGTTTCTCAAGTCCAAAAGACTCCGGGAAGATTGGTTGTCCAATAGGATGCAATGTGCAGCATCCTCCAAGAGCTGAATGAGTTGTAAATCTAAAAAATGGCTCAGACTCTCTGATGTAGGAATTAAGGTCTTTATGACTCCATCTATTTCCAACGACAATTTCATCGAAATCTCGATTCGGATTATTATGATCCGCGTCCATCGCTCCTACAAGAAGCTGATGATATTCAATCGTAGACTGCATTGTTATATCAGAATTTAATGCTTCACGTCCGACGAGATCATCTTGGATACATAAGTCATAATGTCTTGATTGAAGGGCTGCTCCAACTCCAATAAAGTCGAAAGTTCCTTCACCATGACCCCTTCCAAGTCCAACCCGCCTTTGATGTAAGCTATCATTTGTCCAAGTTTCGCTCGTTCCGGGCAGGAGATCTGGATAACATTCCCTGAAGGTGCTATTATTTTGATATTGAGAGGAAATTCTAACTCCAAGCTTAATGGCATTTTTAATTGTCTCCGAGATTAAAAGTATTCGTATATTTTGATTATGAGTCCTATGCATCCATTCGATGAATAAATCTGAATATCCCAACTTCGAGAATATATCCTCTTCTTGTGTACCAAAAGGCAAAGCACGCCAGATCGGGAAACATTCACTATATACAGTTGATTTAAAGTGATCTCTTGGGATTTCAATAACTTCTTTAAGTCCATCCTTCATCACCGATAG